CGTCGAAGCAACGAAGACGTAGGCATGTCCTGTCGAAGTTGTCCATTCGGATCGCTAGGAACGACTCTCCGGAAGTATCGCTGTAAATACAACAACCAACCTTCTTGCCGCTCATCTCGAGCCAAATCACACATCGGACCCCAGGGGAGCTTATGAAGCCGCTCTCGGAGCCAACGATTGTGATCTTCGTACAAACTAACTGCCTTATCCCGAAGCTTACTATGTCCTCGGACAAGCTCGGCTACGATCTTAGGTGCATTCGACACTCGATGCACCCAGCTGGGCACGGTATGATCCCGCGTGTCCAAGCCCGTTCGTTCCAAGCTGTAATCAACTGAACAGTCGTTTTTCTTTCTATTTGTTATTAAACCAAAGTTCACGAAGGGTACATGGCGGACATCTGCTAAATAGCAGGCGTCAGCCGTCCCGATCGCTGCCGGATCATCGGCATTACGAATGCAAGTACGATATAGCGCCGAGTTGATCTGTAAGACCCGCTCAGACACCAAGTTCTTGCCTTGACTTAGTTCAAAACCGAAGTCGGCCGCTTCCCTCTTCCAGATGTCGTAAAACGACTCGTCCGGAGTGAGGAAAAGGATATCATCGCCATTAATACGCACCGGGGGCAATTCGTCGAAATTGACGTCTCGCATCTGGTAACGTTCAACGGCCATCCAATAGCAGCAGAGATTCGCAAGGCAGAGCAACGGAAAGCTCAGGACATTGCCCATCAGCTGACCATTTCGCTGACGGATATTGTCCGGTAATTGACGACGCCAGGCGCACCGAAAAGCGTCTCCACGCTTATGGGTCGCCTCCGTGTATAAACGATCGGTCTCACAGACCCAATCAGCGGCCGGGGGCATAACGCCATCATAGCGTATCTCGCCTCCCGTCAACGATTTTTGAATTCTATTGTATAATTCTGAATGTTGTTTCTTTAAACCGCCAAAAAGGAGCTCGGCAAGAGTCGACGAAACGGAACCCTTGAGGTTGTCCGTTGCCGCCGAGTAGTCGCCCGAGACGAATCGACTGCCAGATCGCCATTGGCAGCTTAATGCGAATTCTCGAATAGAATCATCCGTCACAGTTTCACCCGTGTACAAGAAGATCTTCGAGGGGTGTTCGGCCAGCTTACGCCAAAGCCGGTTCTGAAGAACCTGCAAGGGCGCATACTGGAGAGCCCGGGGTTTGGTTATAACCCGGACCTTCATTGGCTCAAGGATACAAGCCGGAATAGCGAGCGAGGTCTCCCGACTGTAATCATGACCGAACATGGCCAAATCGTGATCAGACACGACATATGTTCGAACCTCACGCGGAGCAGTGAATCGCGTGCGGTCTTCGACAAATCCAACCAGAGTACTACTTTGACACAGGCTCACATGTGCATACTGCTGGTAGGGCTCCATAGAACAGGAATCGGCGAACTGGCTCCTGACCCACCGTGTGAAGGCGAATCCAACAGAGCCGTTCGACGCAAAGTTGCTTTCGACGGAAGCTTTAGAGCTCACGGAGGTCACCTCAATATCAGCTTGACAGACATTGCCAAGACCCAGAGCAACAATGGCCTTCCGGCCAATGTGTTCGAGGTAGGCACGTCCCGCCACCGCCGACGGTTGGTAACCATCCGGAAAGAGCTCGTCTTCAACGTCGCCGCTAACCACGCGCCGGTTACGATAGATACCGTCCCTAGTCAGCGACGCGGCATGACCGCGTAACTGCATCGAGACGGCGTCCAAGCGGACCGGCAGCAACCCCTTCTTGAAACCTTGAAAGATCGTATAGATCTTCGTGTCGATCGAGGCTCTTCGCACTGAATCGGCACCTCGCCAGCGCCCAACGGCGCACCGTACTTCAGACGGTAAGAAGGATAAACCAGGTATTCCAGCCTTAAA